GCGGGTTTTGATGAGACTGAGCTGCTCGTCATCCGTGGGCTTGCTATGGACACCGCGTTCCCGATCACTGTGATCAATGGTGATCTGGTTGGTTTCAACGGCACGAATCCGTCGGGACACCCAGGCACCGTCATCATCAACAGCATCGTGAACTCCCTGTACATGCGCTACGCCTTCTGCAAGACAAACCCTGAAGGACCACAGTGTTCGCTATTCAAGAAATTGGTAGCGCTCATGACGTATGGTGATGACAATGTGCAAGGGGTGTCCATTGCTGCGCCTTGGTATAACCACACCAGTATCCAACGTGCGCTAGCGGGTATAGGTGTGAGTTACACGATGGCCGACAAAGAAAGCAAGTCGGTGCCCTACATCGACGTGAGCGAGATCTCATTTCTCAAGCGTGCGTGGCGTTTCGAGCCCGAACTGGGGCTGTTCACGTGTCCGCTCGAGGAAAAGTCCATCATGCGCTCTTTGACGGTATGGGTGCCTTCGAAGACGGACGATGAGCACACTCACATGTGCGATGTGATCCGAAGTGCTTATTGCGAATACTTCTTCTATGGAAGGGAAGTTTTCGAGAAGCACGGTGCGTTTTTCCGCGCGATCATGGCGAAACACCCGTATTGCCACTTTGCGGACACGCACAAGCTTCCAAGTTGGGAGGAACTGAAACAACGGTTCCTGGAGGCGTAACCTCCCAACACCTGCATATGTATTTGGCAGTTCATATGTTTGTATTACATGTCATGCATTAACAATCAAGAAGAAAATAAAACAAGTGTTGAGGGCATCACCAGAAGTATGCCCCTCTTCTGCAACCGAATGGAGTGTTGCGGAAAGAGTATTGAGTCCATGTTCAAGCTCCAGAGTGAAGACATCGCCGAGGGCGGTGCTGGAACCGAGGAGCATGAGACAACGGCGTTTGTGGACAACGCGGTCGGTGAGACGATCGTAACAGAAGTGCCGATCAACCCAGTAGCGCGGGTGGACAACACAGATGATATCCAACTTGGAAATTTTCTGTCTCGTCCTACGCTCATTGATTCATTTCAGTGGACTGACTTGACAGCTGGAACAGTCATCCGCACACTGGAACCGTGGGATCTAGTCATGAACAATGATAGGATCAGGAAGAAGCTTGATAATTACGCTTTCATCCGAGCTCGTTTGCATGTGAAAGTGGTCACAAACGGCACTCCGTTTCAGTACGGACTGTTGCGAGTGTGTTACACTCCCATGCTCGGTTTGGTGCAAGATAAGATTCGAGCCCCTCCTGTAGACAATGGTCAGACACGAGTACCTTACTCGCAACAGCCAGGGTTTTTCATTACCCCAGCTGCTAATGCGGGAGGTCAAATGCAGTTACCATTTTTCTACCATCTCAACTGGCTGAACATCACGCAAAGGACGAATGTCCGCAATATGGGAACGTTGCGCTACGTACAGTATGCGCCGTTAGCCATCGCGGTCTCGGGCGGCACAGCAGACGTGACCGTCCAAACCTACGCGTGGTTGACAGATGTTGAGCTGATGGGTTCCACGATCAATTTGGCGCTTCAAGGCAAAGATGAGTATGGAGAGGGACCAGTTTCCAAACCAGCCTCAGCAATTGCTAATGTTGCCTCGTATCTCACGAAAGTCCCTATCATAGGGGCATTTGCGAGGGCCACGCAAATTGGTGCAACAGCGGTGGGGAGCATCGCACAGATCTTCGGGTATACGAATGTGCCTGTGATCGATGATGTGCATGCCTACCACCCCATGAATGCACCGATGTTGGCTTCGGGGCACATTGGTACGCCTGTTCAGAAGCTCACTCTTGATCCAAAGCAAGAGCTGTCTCTGGACCCACGTCTCCACGGTCTTCCACCAAAGGATGAATTGGCGATCAGTCATATCGTGCAAAGGGAATCATTCATTGGTTCCAGCACCTGGTCGACAGTCAACCTCACTGGCACACGCTTGCTCACGTTCCGGGTTAACCCGAATGTCAGTGCTAGCGCGAGTGTCAATGACTCGGGGGCCGTGTCACGTGGCGCGCGAGTGTATCACACGCCAACCTCCTATGTGAATCAGTTGTTTACGAACTGGCGCGGGACTCTCAAGTACCGCATCAAGTTTGTGTGCACTAAGTTCCACAAAGGACGTGTCAAGATCAGTTATGATCCTCTTGGGGACATTGATGGATCTGATCCCGACCTCAACGCTGTCTACACAAAGATAGTGGATGTGAGCGAAGAGGACGATATCACCATTGAGGTACCCTATCATCAGGCTCAACCTTGGTTGTATACTGATTTTGGCGTGATCGACAACTGGCGTAACACGGGCGGGAGTTCGCTGACGCGGCGGAACAATGTCGACAATGGCTTACTCACTGTTCGAGTCCAGACCGAGCTTACTGCCCCTGTGGCGGGAAGTATTGAGGTCTTGGTCTTTGTGAGTGCGGGCGACGACTTTGAGTTCGCAAACCCAAGGGATCATGTTGGCAACGAAGCCACACGCATTGTCCCATCGTTCTTCCCTCTCCAGGGTGAGGACGTGGTATCTATTGCGACTAAGACACACACCATGGGTACCAAAACCACACCACACTCGGAGCGTTTCGCTCAGAATTTTGGTGAGGCCATTGGTTCACTGAGGCTTCTTGCACACAGGTACATGACGCTCGACACAGTGCGTTTGACCCCCACGACAGCTAACAGTCTAACTATCATTAGGAAGACTTTCAAGCTGATGCCTTACACTCCTGGTTTTGATCCGGCGTTCAATGCTACTTCTGCAAATCGAGTGCTCACGACAGGTACTGCTGGTTACGCGTTTACGCAAATGCCGCATGTTGCCTACATCGCGGGAATGTACTTAGGTTACAGAGGAAGCATGAATTATGTTGTCACACCAGTGGTGGAACGGCAAGAAGGGTCCGCAGTGTCTGATCTTCGTGTACTTCGCGAGACACAGCCCCTCACAGGCGCTACGG